GCCATGGTCGCTGGAACTGTTCGAGCAGACCGTGGGGCGGCTGCACCGCAGCGGCCAGACCCGCGATGTCTGGTGCTATGTGCTGATGTGTAATAAAACTATTGACGAACGCATATTCAATGCGTTACACGACAAAAAGTCTTTAGCGGAGTTGGCCCTTGCCGAGTTATCACACATGGAAGCAGCTTAACGACCAGCTTGCTGACTTTACCGAACAAGAGGTCTTGGACCTGTTGGAGATGGAAAAGCGGGACGCCCGCCGCTCGACTGTCTTGGTGCGGCTGCATCAGCGTTACACGGTGCTGCGCATGTTGCGCGAGCGGGCGGAACTCTTGGAGATAGTAAATGACCCCCCACGAACTACTTAACCAAGCCGCCAGCATTATTGACGCGCGCGGCGAAGGCTACGGTGGAATCGAAAATAATTTTCAGCTCGCCGCTGACATCGCCACTCTGCGGCTGGGCCGCGACTTTCACCCTTACGAAGTCGCCATTATGATGGTTTGCGTCAAGAACGCCCGCGCCTTTGCGTCGCCGTCGCATATTGACAGCCATATCGACGCCGTGAACTACGAATTGTTCGCCGCGACGTTTGCCGAGGACTATCTTCAGTCAAAGGCCGGCACGGCGGCTGAGATTGGCTACAAGCGCAAGAAAGACCTAAAGCCGGCACGCCGCGCGGAGCTTTCCATAGTCGACGACCAGCTTGGCGACCTCGCTATTCGCGGGGAGCCGGCGTAACTCTTTGGCAGCTAAGGTCTGGCGTTCTGCCGAATAGTCGACCAGCGGAGGACATCCTTCGCTGGTCGATTTGCACCCGCTAGAACCGGCCAGCATCAAGATCAGCAGCAGTTTCTTCGACGGTCTTGGGTTTGGCAATTTCAGCCTGCCGCTTTCAATCTTGGGGCTTGGTGCCGCCAGTCACGTTGAAATCTTTAGCGGCGACTAGACCGATAGCGATGAGGCCGTTCTGAAGATCAGCCCAATTGACCGTCTTGGTCGTCCAAGCGTCCCAAAGCGTGCGCAGAAGCAACAGAACGCCGGGGATCGTCGTCATCCAGTTCGTAAGCATATCAATCTCCTAGTTGCACGGCCGCGACGTATTGTCGCGCGCCAAACACGATAGTTCTTTTACCGACATACAGCCAGATAGCGTGATGAGCAGGACGGCGCACAGCCCGATAACGACGAGCGACCAGAAAGCCGAGATTGTCGCATCGCGGCGCTCGCGGGCGTCCGGTGAGTTCAGCGACAAAGTGCTGGCAAAGCCGAACAGCGCCGCCAACAGCATCGACGTAACGGCAAAGATCACGCCAAGGAGTTTTGTCGCGGCAATCATGGCTATCCCTCAATCTGGAAATGCGGCCCGTCCACGATGCTCTTCCACGACCCGCCCCAAGTAATGGTGACGCCGGCCTTTTTTGCCGCCTTCTGCACGGCGGCGTTTATTTTGCGATAGTCGGCAAGATTCCATGAGACTTTGCCGCCGGGCATGGCGACGACGTCCACGGCCTTACCGCGCAGATGATAAGACGCCATCGTGCGGCTCTTGCCGGTCTTGACGAGATAGACCTGGCGCTCGCGGGTGCGCAGGCCCTCGGTGATCTCGAACGGGATTGGGCTGGCGGCGCGCGCCGCTTTCATGACTGCGACAAGGCGCGGGTCGACGCCGGCCATGCGGCGGATGCTGGTGGCGTTGAACTTCATCGGTCTGCCTTGTTTGCGAGCATGTCACGGATGTTATCGAGCTTGGCAAACACTTGGCCAAGCGTGTCGTTGAACTCAACGCGCGTCATATAACGGCCGGCGACGAGAACTTCAATCTCGCCAACCTTTTCGGCCAACTCCTTGTCGGCCTTTTGAAGATCGCGGACAGCGCCCCAGACAGTGTTAAGTGTCCAGCCGCCCATTACGCCGATAATGCCGATGGCGATGTCAAAAAGAACTTGATATTCGACCATCATCGCCTCGACATCGCGTTTTGATTTTCAGGAGACATTGCGTTTATAAGCGAGGCGCCACCTACTATAGCCGGAACACGCGGTTTTGACGGCGCAGATTTCGGTAACTGCGGCGTAGACCGCCCGGTTTCAAGAATGCGAAGCATACGCTCTGGGTCTTCAGCGATAAGTTTGGCCAACAACGCCGACGTGCGGGCGTCCTGACGTTTTTTAAGGAACCGTTGCGTCGCGCGGATAAGGTTATAGGGGTAGGAAAGCGGGTTATACCATTCGAATGAGACTTCCTCACCCACACGTTCGCCAAGATTAGCCGGCGCTTTGGACGACAAACGCTCCATTTGTTTCATTCGTTGAATGTCTTCAATGGCTAAGTTGATGTCTGTTTTCTGCGCATCGGAATATTTGCTAATGTCAGAGGCAAGCTGCGCGTCTGTCTTCGGCGCAATTTTTTCAACTTCCTTAAGACGTAACTGATCGGTCGCTAGTTCACGCAAAGCATCAAACTGATCTCTACCTATTGCCCCAATAATAGCGCGGCTCTGATTTTCCAACATTTTAAGCGCGGCTTTGGGTTCCCCTGCGGTCACATTAGACAGCACGCGGTCAGACACTTCTTTAGCCAACGCATTTAGCGCCTCGGGAGACTTACGCAAACGCTCTTTAAGGAAACTCATTTCCTGCGATGATTTAACGGCGCTGTCCACAAGCGCGCGCCAATCAGTCTTTTTAAGCGCGGTCGCTTGCTCCGTAAGATCGGCAATACCTTTTTGCATTTTAGCCGCGTCGGCTTGAACGCGCGATAATACAGCGTCTACATTAGACCCTATAATTTTTAATGGCTCACGGTATTTTTCGGCAAATCCAGCTAAAGCCGCCGGGTCAATAACACCGTCTTTTACGGCGGCTTTTCGCGCCATGTCGAGGATGGCATTATTTACGTCTGTCATGACTGCGGGGTTATCACCAAAAGTGGTGACAAACTGACGTGCGTTACGGCCGTCCGACAAGAACCGCTCAACCGTTTTGTCGGGCGGCAACACCGTTTCATTTTTAATGTTAGTGCGCAGAAGATCGGCTGTCACACCTGTCCGATAAGGTTTGACCATTTTTTCGACATGGGCTTGATTAGCCGCGCGCCATTCCTCGCGGGCTTCGGGCGCGATATTAGGGCTATTGTCAATGATATCATCAAGACTGCTCTTGAGCGATGTCAGATGATACCGACGAATGTTAGCTGTCGGATCGTTTGCCCCGGCGCGGTAAGTAGACTTTAACTCAGCGTTTATTGCCTTGCTTATGCCGCCAAGATCGCGGAACGAAGCGACGGCTGGCCCAGCTTCAGGCGTCAAAGCGGTAATTTTAGCGGCCAAAGACTCAGGCGCTGTCCGAGGCGCAAACCCGGCGGTCGTATCGGCCAATATATCCTGCGCGGTTTTAACAAACGGCGTAATATCTTCAGTAGCCGCTCCTTTAGCCCCCTCAAAAGGCTTGTCGTATAGAGCCGCCAGTTCTTTACGGGCGGCTTGTTTACCTTTAACAGCCTCTTTCTGAATGCTAACGCCGCGCTCAAAAAGATCAGTCGCCGGCAACTGTTTTTGAAGCGCGCCTAATTTAACTTCAAGAGCCTTACGTTCTTCAGCTAAATTACGCAACGGAACGTCGCGTATGATGCGCGGGTTGGCCATTTCTTCAGGAGACAACACCCCAGCGCGAGTCTGAATAGCTTCGTCGACACGTGCCAACTGATCGCGGATAGCCGCTGCCTGTTGCGCAGGCCGCGCGGCGAGCGCGCGAGCCTCTGGCGTTTCAACGCCAGCATAACTCTTTTCAAGCGCAGCCAACCCGGGCAACTCGACGCCGCCGGCAGCAGCCCCTTCAGCAAGTGTGGGCGCGGGCATACCGGGCGTGCGGGGCGCTTGAATGCCTTGCTCATATGCCGCACGGATTTCGGCGGTAGGAGTAGGCCCAGTCAGAGCCGCAAGGCGATTTTGGACCGCCGCTTCATCTCTAGCTAACGGCAATATGCGGTTCAATCCAGCGCGCGTCGCGCCAAGCGTGCCTTCGCCTACAGCCCGCGCACCTGTCGCTAAAACGCCCCCAACCGCAGGAACGGCCATAATATCCGTAACAAACCGCCCGGGCTCAGTTGCCGCCGTGAGATACGCAGCTTCCGGCGATCCATAGGCTTGACGATAACTTTCAAACACATTTGCCGGAAGCGAACGTAATTGCTGTTGTGCTTCAGTATCGCCAAAAACCGCTTTACCCGCCATCATAGGGAGCGCAACCGCGCCTTTGGCAACATCAACAAGAGGTTGGACAGGGTGCTCTACATACCGCTTGCCCGCCAAAACGCCAGCGGTTCCCATAAGCGCGCCAACGTCAAGAAGATTGCTGAGAGCTTCTTCGCCAGTCTTAGCCCATGGTTTTTGCTCGAATATGGACGGTCCTTTATCAAACTGATCAAAAGGATTACCATCATCAAACTGATCGAACGGGTTAGCCATTTAGCGCCCCAAAATCTTAGCGGCCATGCCCGCGCCATACTTAGCGTCAAACGCCGACGCTAGATTCGGGTTCTTACGAAGATAGTCTACGGCGGCTGAAGGTGCGCTAGGAGCAGCCATTGTCTCGCCTGCCTTCCCGCGCGAAGGCGCAACGTCGCCGCCCGGCGTCGCCACACCGCGAAGTCGATCTAACTGCGGTGCGGACTTATACGCGACGCCTGCACGGCGCGTTAACATACGCACAGCTTCATCAAACCGCGCCAAACGGTCGCCAACCGGCGCGGCCGTGTCGTCAAGACCGCCGATTGCGTCCATGACGAACTTACGGTCTTCATCGGTAAAGCTCTTACCCCCGAGACTGCCCCCAATCTTGTCCAAAAGCGCATTCTTTTGAGACGAGCTGAGCCGGGCTTCGCCGCGCGTGCCTTCAGTTGAGATACCAAAAGTGCGGGCAAGCCCATAAAGAACCTGCGTAGGTCGCCCGCCGCTAACAGACTCCAAAAGCTGCGCTGGACGCGACGCACCAGTTTCGGGGTCGTATTCAATTGCGTCCAAGAACTTAAGTGCAGATTTTTGCCCCGCAGACTCTTCGGTGCCTATTGGCGCAGGGGCCAGAGATTTCAAAGGCTCACGGACGCCGGTTTCTTTTGTCCCCGATGCGCCTCCCGCCCAACGAACAAGATCGCCGGCCGTTTTTACCTTGGCAAAGACTTCAGGATTCGCTCGAATCGCTTTAGGGGCCAGAAGCTCCGTAACCGGCGTGTCTGGGGACGCGCCGAGAACGTCAAGCGCGCCCTCAGAGCCCAAGAAATGCGCCAAATAAGTATTGCCTTTAGTCGGCTGGAAACCGGCGTCGCGCAATCTTTCTTGGTTCGCCGTCGTGAGCGCCTGAAGCATGGGCTGCTCAACAGGAACGCCATCAATCATTGTGCCGCGCTGGGCAAGAATCTGTTGTGGAGACATGCCTTTTGCCTGACTAGGGAAAGTCTTGCGGTATGTATCTACAAAAGTGCTGTCAATAAACTGACCAACGCCCTGCGCCGATGAACGCGGGTTTTTCCCCGTGCCTTCGCGCGCCATAGTGTATTGATATTGCGCTGCTTCTTCAGGCGTGTATGTGGTTCCAGTCCCTTTTACGCGATACCCAAGAACATTCTTGCTTGCGTCTTCAATGGGTTCCAATTGGGCTGCGCTGGCCATATTATTAATAGGCGTAGCCGCCCCACCGCCAAATCTAGGATAGCGCATGGTCTGCGTCTGCCCCGAAGGCAATGTCACTTCTTTGGTGTCTTGGGCGTATTGTTGTTCGGGGCTCAACAGCGTCATTCGCCGCGTTTCTTCGTCCCACTTACGTTTAGATAACACGTCATATTCAGACGGAAAAATATCCTTAAACTCGCCAATAGTTTTGAGATATGACTCTTGATCGCCTACCGGCACAGCGCTCAAACGAGACAAAGCAAGCGAGCGAACTTTTTCGTTAAGTTCCTGCAACTTAACGCGCGATTCTACGTCAAATTTATTGGCTGCATAGCCCGCCGCCGTCCGCTGAAGCTCAAGTTGCTGCGCCAGTTTTTCTTGCTGCAACTCTTGGAGCCGCGACGCCTCTCCCTGCGCCATTGCGCCAAGAAAATTGACGTTCGGAAA